GAAGCAATGAAACTCTTTGCCAGTGCAATGGAGGCCGCACCAGTAATCAAGCCAGATATAGTTGGTGCTTTGTTTGCTGGAGTTGTAAGCATTTTCGGCGGCACTGCAACAATGCCTTGGGCCAATTTAAAGTTATTTGCCGATGCTGATATTGATGGTGCAAAAGTTAAAACTAATGCCGACGCAATGAAACTTTTTGCCACAGCGATGGAAACTGCACCAGTAATCAAATCAGATGTAATTGGTGCGTTGTTTGGAGCAATTGTAAGTATATTTGGTGGCGAAGTAAAAATGCCGTGGGATAACTTAAAGTTATTTGCCGATGCTGATATTGATGGAGTAAAAGTAACAGCAAATTCTGCCGCAATGAAAGCATTTTCCAACGCAATGACTAATGTACCAGTAATTGAAACTACAAAGGTTGGTGGATTATTTGGTGCTATTGGAACTATTTTCAGTGGTAAAACAGTAATGCCATGGGCAAATGTAAAAGCATTTGCTGATGCAGACATGGGCGATGCAACTAAGTTAACGGCAAATGCTAAAGCATTAGGTGATTTTGGTACAGCAGTATCAGGTATGCCAGTAATGCCAGAAGGCACAAGAGAAGGTGGTGCTTGGGGATTTGTTAAAGGTATATTTGCTGGCGACACAAAAATGCCATGGGATAAAGTGAAAGCATTTGCTGATGCAGACATGGGCGATACTACTAAAATAGTAGCCAATGCTAATGCTTTATCAATATTTAGTAAAACAATGTCAGGTATTGATCTAGCAAGTCTCGAAGCATGGGGCGATTCGGATTCAATGGATAAAATGTCTAGTGCATTTGGAAACTTGTTTGGTAAAAATTCACCATTAACTCAAATAGCAAACTTAGATAAAATTTCTACGCCATTATCAACAGCAGGCACATCATTAGATGCTTTTAATCCTAAAATGAAAACATTATATGATATGTTAAAAGATCCTGCATTTGTAGCAGGCGCCGGAGCAATTAAAGTATTAACTTCTAATTTAGGAGATCTTGATGATGCAGTTAATGACTGGTCGAAAGATGAATTAGAACAATTTAAATCTATTACTTCGTCGTTAGGTAATTTCACAGGCGCTCAAATTAAAGGCGGCCAAGAAGCACAAACAGGAAAATTAGAAGAAATTAATACATTATTAAAATCCATCGACGAACACGTTGTTGCACAGACAACAGCATTGTTAGGTGAGGGTAAGAGAACTACCGCGGCCACTAAAGACTCAAGTATGCATGTATCTTAAAAGACTTGACTGTGGTAATAAATACTGTTATAATTAACAAATAATTTGGATGAATCTTAATGAGTTGGCGAAAACATTTTACAGTATACGATCAATCTAACTTTAGAGGTAGAGCAGATAGTGCTACCGGAACAGGTGCGGCATCTAATAGCAAATATGCTTCGTGGTTACCTGAAGTATATATGGGCCCACCTAATAGACTCGAACGTTATATGCAATATGACCAAATGGATGCAGATAGTGAAGTAAATGCGGCATTAGATATTATTGCTGAATTTTGTACACAAGTCGATGATGCTACAACATTACCATTTGAAATACATTTTAAAAAAGAAGCAACTGAATCAGAAATTAATGTATTGCAAAGTACTTTAAGACAATGGTGTAATATTAATGATATGGATCGTCGTGCTTGGCGTTTAGTGCGTAGCACATTAAAATATGGCGATCAATTTTTTATGCGTGATCCTGAAACTTGGAAGTTATATTGGATCGATCCAGCAAAAGTTGAAAAGGTTATTGTTAATGAAGGCAAGGGCAAAAAAGCAGAAGAATATTGGATTAAAGATTTAGATCTTAATTTGCAAACTTTAGTTGCAAGTAATATGCATTCTGGACGTGATTATTCGTCCAAAGCAAATCCAGCCATCCCAAATATAACAGGTGGCCAATCATCGTCGACTGTTGGTTCAATGGAAGGCTTAGGTATGGGAGGCTCAACAGCAGGATTTAGTAATGCAGTACCAGTTGATGCAACTAATATTGTACATATTAGTTTAAGTGAAGGCTTAGATAATAACTGGCCTTTTGGTAATAGTATTTTAGAGCCAGTTTATAAAATCTTTAAGCAAAAAGAAATGCTTGAAGATGCTATTTTAATTTATCGTGTACAACGTGCTCCAGAACGCAGAGTATTTTATGTTGATGTTGGTGATATGCCACGTTCACGTGCTATGGCGTTTATTGAGCAAGTTAAAAATGAAATTCATCAAAAAAGAATTCCTAATAAATCAGGCGGCGGCGCCAATGTAATGGACGCGGCATATAATCCATTATCAATGATTGAGGATTATTTCTTTGCACAAACTTCTGAAGGTAGAGGTTCACGAGTTGAAACATTACCGGGTGGTGAGAATTTAGGACAAATTGATGATTTAAAATATTTTAATAATAAATTATTACGTGGTTTACGTGTACCAAGTTCTTATTTGCCAACAGGACCAGAAGACGGTACTGCTGTTTATAGTGATGGCAGAGTTGGTACAGCATTTATTCAGGAATATAGATTTACAAATTTCTGTAAAAGACTACAAGATTTAATTTCACCGTGGTTAGATGATGAATTTAAATTATTTTGTAAACAGCGAGGTATTGAGGTCGAAGCAAGTTTGTTCGAATTAGAATTTACAGAACCACAAAATTTTGGTAAGTATAGACAAATTGAAGTTGATGGCGCACAAATGAATGTGTTTTCAGCCGCTGTAGCAATTCCGTTTATGAGTAAACGTTTTGCAATGAAACGGTATTTGGCATTGACAGATGACGAAATCCAACAAAATGAAAGATTATTCCTTGAGGAAGTTGGCGCCGAACATCCAATGACTGCACTTGATGCAAGCATGGTTGATGTTGGTGTACGTCCAATGGATAGTGGTGATTTAGCACCTGATATTGATGCAGATTTGGATATGGGTGGCGATATAGGTGGTATGGAACCCGGAGCAGAGTCTCCAATTAGTGGTGCAGAAAATGCGCCAGCACCTGTAGCACCAGCGGCAGAACCGGCTGTATAAGGTAAATAATATTATGAAAGTAAAAGATATTTTAATTGAAGGTTATTATGATGTCGAGAAAGACAGGTACGGTGTTGCTCTAATTGATGACACCCGACGTCCACGATTTACTTTAGAACATTTAAATAAATTAAGAAAAGTTAGAGAATTTCGTAAATTTGAAAAAATTAATAGAAAATCTTTATTGCAACAAATATATGGTCCACCGCCAGCAGAAGGCGAAATGGGCGGTTTATAATAATATAATAATTAAAATATTAGTTATTGAAATTAAAAATTATTTAAATATATTTCCGGCCAAAAAAACATCTTTTTCGGCCTAAAAATCCCCTTATTACCCCCCTTTTAAGTAAGACATCTTAAATATTATTACAAACTCTTTCGCGGTTAGAAGAGAGGAGAATTCGGATGTCAAGACAAAAACTTGAAAAGGTATTAGAATACCTTATTAATGATGAAGAAGCACAGGCAACTGATCTTTTGCATCAAGTTTTCGTTGAGAAGGCTCGCAGTATTCACGAATCATTAATTGAAGATGAGGATGAGGATATTGATGAGGCTCTTAATGATGACGATGATGCCGAAGAAAAATCTGTCGACGAAAATATGAAATCTGATTTTAGGGATGAAATGAAGGACGAAAACGAAAGTGTTCGAACTCATGAAGATGAACTAGAAGCAGAAGAAGCATTTGAAGCCGATGATGATGACGATGCTGAATTTGATGACGCTGAAGCAGAAGACGAACTAGACGACATGATGGGTAACGACGAAGCCGAAGCACCAGAAGGTGAAGAGGAAGAAGTCGAAGACCGAGTAGATGATCTAGAAACCGCAATCGAAGAACTTAAAGCACAGTTTGATGAACTCATGGGTGCAGAAGATACAGGCGACGAAATGGACGCCGGTGATGAAATGGGCATGGATGATGAAATGACCATGGAATTACCAGCAGAAGAAGAGTCAATTGCATTCGAAGCCAAAGACGACGATGAAGAAAACGTTGATGAGGCAAAAGCCGATGATGATGACGATGCTGATGAGTTGGACGAGGCTGCAGATTTAAAGGCTGTTGGCAATGCAAAGATGGGTGATGATGGCGACGCTGGTGCAAAAAGCACAATTACAGGCGGAAACCTCAAGAAATCCGATCAAGGTGTCAAAGTTCCAAATATTGCAGGCGGCGATGAGAAAGGTCGTTCAGCAGACAAACCTGCCGAAGGCATGACAACAAATCAAGATGCTAAACTTTCAGCCGGACCAAAGGCAGAAAGTGGCGACAAGTCTGATAAAGGCGCAAAATCGATGGTAGGCGCTGGTAAAGACTTAAGGAAATAATGAGTAATGATTAAACCTTTATATGAACGTTTAACATTTGATCAAGCTCAAGCAACTGTTGAGTCGCATAATCGCGACGACGGTACAGGTAAAGATCTTTATATGAAAGGTATCTTTATCCAGGGTGGTGTTAAGAACCAAAATGAACGTGTTTATCCTGTAAACGAAATAAACTCTGCTGTTGAATCAATAATGGAGCGATTGCGTGAAGGACAAACAGTTCTTGGAGAAGCAGATCACCCAGAAGAACTGACAGTTAACTTGGACAGGGTTAGTCACATCATTCAAGAAATGTGGATGGATGGACCTAATGGATATGGTAAACTTAAAATAGTTCCAACTCCAATGGGTAACATTGTAGCAACATTGCTTGAAAGTGGTGCAAAATTAGGCGTATCCTCTAGAGGCAGCGGTAACGTAAACGAAGGCGGAGAAGTATCCGAATTTGAAATTGTTACTGTTGATATAGTAGCTCAACCAAGTGCCCCGAAAGCATATCCAAAGACTGTTTATGAAAGTCTTCAGAATTATGAAAAGGGACAAAATTTACATAACCTAGCAGAAGCAATGGTGCATGATAAAAAAGCTCAAAAATATTTACAAGATGGTATTGTAAAATTTCTTGAGGAATTAAGAAAAGGAAGTAATTAGGAGAAACACATGGCCGAAGCACTCAAAGAATTACTAGAGAGCGATCTCCTAGACGAAAATACAAAAGCCAGTATTCAAGAAGCATGGGAAAGTAACATAGCAGAGGCGAAAGAAGCAATTGCTTCAGAACTTCGCGAAGAGTTTGCCAATCGCTATGACAGTGACAAGGCACAACTTGTCGAGGCTATGGATAACATGCTTAATGATACTATTAAGGCCGAAATCGAAGAGTTCAATGAAGAACGCAAAGGTCTACTACAGGCCCGAGTTGATTATAAGAATGCAGTAAAAATTCATACTGAGGCTTTAAATCAATTTGTAATGGATTCACTTAAGGGTGAAATCAACGAACTCAGAGAAGATCGCAACCAACAATTTAGTAACTTTAACAAATTGGAAGGTTTTGTACTAAAGCAACTCGCAGGCGAGATTGCCGAATTCAACGATGATAAGAAGTCACTCGCTGAAGCAAAAGTTAAATTAATTACGGAAGGTCGTTCAAAATTAAATGAGGCGAAAGCCAAATTTATTAAGCGTAGTGCAAAAACTGTGGAAGCAGTTATTGAAAAAGTACTACGTAGCGAAATGACGCAATTAAGAGAAGATATTAAGTCCGCACGTGAAAACAACTTCGGACGTAAGATTTTCGAATCATTTGCCGCAGAGTATATGACATCATATCTCGCAGAAGGTACAGAAATCCGAAAACTCAATTTAAATATTGAGAAACAACAAAAATCAATCAATACGCTAACTGAAGCAAAAGAAAATGCAGAAATTGCCGGAAGGAAACTTCAGGGCAAAATCAACCGTGATAAAGTCATGGGTGAACTGCTAGGCCCTCTAGCAAAAGCAAAGCGTGAGATTATGGAAGAATTACTTGAAAGTGTTCAGACAAAGAACCTTAAAGGTAGTTTCCAAAAATACTTACCAGCAGTTTTGAATGAAATCGCTGTTAAGGACGATACTTCAAAGAAGGCTACGCTCACCGAAAGAACTGGTGATAAAGTAGTAGCAAAATCAGAAGAAACCTCTAGAGATGGTACAGCGCAGGTTGTTCATCTTAAGAAATTAGCAGGAATCAATTAAGGAGAGAACAATGGCAGAAAACCTTATGGAAAATGCAAACTGGGGTGCCACTAAAGAGGCTCTTCTAGAAGGACTAGAAGGCCAGCGTAAGCAGACAATGAATGTGATCTTAGAGAATACTAAGTCACATCTTACAGAAGCGGCTACCGCTGGTGCTACTGCCTCAGGCAACGTAGCAACCTTGAATAAGGTCATTTTACCAGTAATTAGACGTGTAATGCCAACAGTAATCGCTAACGAGATTGTTGGTGTTCAGCCTATGACTGGTCCAGTTGGACAAATTCACACATTACGTGTACGTTACGCAGACACTTTTAATAGTGCCGGTGGCGTAGACACCGCGGCAGGCGAAGAGGCATTAAGCCCATTCAAGATTGCCGCAGGCTATTCAGGATCGGCCGCTGACGATAAGGCAGCAGGTACAGCCGCTCTTGAAGGTAACGCGGGTAACCGTTTATCAATTCAGATCGTAAAAGAAACAGTAGAAGCGAAGTCACGCAAAATGTCCGCACGTTGGACTTTTGAGGCAGCGCAGGATGCTCAAGCAATGCACGGCATTGATGTTGAAGCAGAAATTCTTGCCGCACTAGCACAAGAAATTACTACTGAAATCGATCAGGAAATTCTATCATCTTTGCGTTCACTTGCAGGCGCAGATGTAACTTACACACAGGGTAGTGTAACAGGTACACCAACATACGTAGGTGACCGTCACGCCGCTCTTGCAATTCTAATGAACCAGCAGGCTAACCTAGTAGCGGCTCGCACAAGACGCGGCGCGGCTAACTGGGCAGTTGTTCCACCAAATGGACTAACAGTTCTACAAAGTGCAACAACTTCGGCATTTGCTCGTACAACAGAAGGCACATTCGAAGCACCAACAAACGTCAAGTTTGTAGGTACATTGAATGGTACAATGCGTATCTATGTTGATACATATTACACAGAAGACGGTTCGTCAGCAGACATTCTAATGGGCTATAAAGGCTCAACAGAGACAGACGCGGCGGCATTCTATTGCCCATACGTACCACTAATGAGTAGTGGTGTCGTAATGGATCCAGCAACATTCGAGCCAGTCGTGTCATTTATGTCACGTTATGGTTACAAAGAGTTAACTAATACAGCGAACTCCTTTGGTAACGCAGGCGACTATGTATCTGGTATTGCACTAGCAGGTCTTGCATTCGTATAAAACATTACGCATGTTTATAGTTTAGAAGCCCGGGTTTACCCGGGCTTCTTTTATGAGCGTTCACCTTCCTTAATAGATAAATATAATTAAAGCATCGCATTAAGGTGAAATAAATGGCACAAAGTTCAATTAGAAATTTAAATATTGATGGAAATTTAGTTATTTCCGGTAGTACCACACAGTTAGATGTGAATACAATTGTTGTTGATGATAATAATATTACTATTAATGATATTACAACACCAACTGATGCAACTGCTAATCAGGGTGGATTAACATTAAAAGGTACAACCGATAAAACAATTAACTGGGTTGATGCAAATGATGCATGGACATTAAGTGAGCATTTAGATATAGCAGATACTAAAGGATATCGAATTAATAATGTTTCAGTATTAACTGCAACTACACTTGGTAGTTCTGTTATTAATAGTAGTTTAACAAGCATTGGAACATTAACTGAATTAACTGTTGATAACATTAAAATTGATGGTTCTAATATTGGACTACTAACTGATTTAGATTTAATTACTCTAACAAACAATACTGTTACAGTATTAGGTGCCGTTCATGCTACAACATTGCATGGCGATGGCAATGCAGTTACAAATTTAAATACATCATCATTTTCGGCACCAGGAAGTAATGGCGATATAATTATAAATTCATCTGGTGGATTGGGTGCAATATCTACAGTTCCTTTGGCCCAAGGTGGTACAGGTGGCACAGATGCTGATACAGCAAAAACTAATTTAGGTTTAGGTACTGGTAGTTCACCAACCTTTGGTAGTACAAACGGCGGCCATGGCGCCGTTCACATTGAAGCACATCCAGATGGCTCAACACTTAAAACGGCTGGCCTTTTGCAACGAAGTCTTCCACCGGCTGCCGGCTCTGGCCATAGATTTTTTACTGGTATAGGCGACGCAAATGGTAGTTATTTAATTTCACATAAAGTTACAAGCGATGCTGGTGTCGATTCCGGAACTGCAAAAGTTTATTTTTGGACAACAGATATTGGAAATAAAGTATACCTTGGTGGTACTTATCCTTCCGCAACAACAACGAATGCTTATATTAATGGTTTAGCATATCCAACAGCAGATGGTTCTAATGGTCAAGTTATGACTACAAATGGCGCAGGCACATTAAGTTTTACAAGTGTTTCTGGAATAGGCGCATTGTTGGCGTCAAACAATTTAAGTGATTTAGCAAGTGCCGCAACATCAAGAACTAACTTAGGATTAGGTACATCAGCAACACAAAATTCGGGTGTGTTTGCACAAGTTGCTAATAATTTAAGTGATGTTACAGCCGCAACAGCAAGAACTAATTTAGGTATTACAGCAACAGGCGCAGATACTGCTTATGCATTTAGAGCAAATAATTTAAGTGATGTTACAGCCGCAACAGCAAGAACTAACTTAGGCGTAACAGCAACAGGTGCTGATACCGCTTATAGTTTTAGAGCAAATAATCTAAGTGATTTAGCAAATGCCGCAACAGCAAGAACTAACTTAGGCGTAACAGCAACAGGTGCTGATACTGCATATAATTTTCGAGCAAACAATTTAAGTGATTTAGCAAATGCCGCAACAGCAAGAACTAACTTAGGGTTAGGTACAATTGCTACACAAGCCGCTAATGCTGTTGACATTGACGGTGGTGCAATTGATGGCGCAACAATTGGCGCTAACTCAGCACAACCTGCAACAGTTACAACATTTACTTCAACTGGTATCGATGATAATGCTTCTTCAACTGCAATGACAATTGCTTCTAATCAAGATACAACGTTCGCGCAAGGCATTAAAGTTGGTAATATAGCAGGTGCCGCAGGCGCAGGTAACATACGTTGGTCAGGCACAGACTTCCAAGGACATGATGGTAGTAATTGGCAATCATTAACAAGTGCCGCAACTGCTTCGGTAAGTGGTAACATTGCAACATTTACAACAACACAAGCAATAACAGGTACATCATATGCTGATGTTCCTGGGTATACAACAGCAATTACAGTAACAAATTCAAATATTATTAATGTACAAGTTAACGTTGATTTACTCGCGCCCGCCACTTCCTTCCTGTCTTATCTTAAATTGGTAAGAGTTATAGGTGGTACACCTACAGATTTATATGAAGATGAAAGCGGCTCGTCGTCTAATGAAAATCCCAATCATTTTAATATTTCATATGCAGATGCCCATGGCCAAGCAAACGGTACTGTTATTACATATAAACTAATGGCAAAAGTATCGGGTAATACATTAACTGTTAATCCGTATGCAAACAATGCACAAATTTTCGTTTATGAAATTACAACAAGTCCAACCGCAGTTACATCAGTATGGGGCCAGACTGGCGACGTTACTTCAGCCGACTGGGGCTCGGTAGCATAACATACTATTAAACTTCATTCTCCCTAATAATCAATAAATACATGCAGTTGTTAATTGTTCAAGAGGGTGTAGGCACCCAATTGTTTTAAAATATCAGAAATATTTTATAAAATATTTACGACTATATATACGGGAGAATAATAAATGCCAAATTATGCAGTACAACGTCGACGTGGTACTACTGCCCAACATAGCTCATTTACAGGCCTAGAAGGTGAATTGTCAGTTGATACAACGAAGGACATTGTTGTTGTTCATGATGGTTCAACAGCAGGCGGCCGAGCAATGCTACGTGAAGACGTAGACAATCTAGCAAATGACGCTATCTCAGGTGATAAAGTTCATGGTGGTACTATTAGTGGTAGCGTAATCTTAGATGATGGCGCTAACGCAACAACACAATCAGCAGGTAATGCTACAACTTTACTTGCTACAACAGCATTTGTAACAACAGCAGTTGCAGGTGAAAACACACTAGCGGAGATGGGCGATGTTGCTCTTTCAACTCCAGCAGATGCCGCATTACTATTATACGACACAGGCTCTTCAACTTGGAGAGATGCGGCTATGTCAGGCGATGCAACAATCAGCGACACTGGTGCAATTACAGTTTCTGGTTCTGCTACAGCAGATGCATGGTCAACAGCAAGAACATTGTCCTTTACAGGCGATGTAACTGGCTCAGGTTCAGTAGATGGCTCAGGCAACGTAGCAACCGCTTTAACAATCGCAGCAGATTCAGTTGCACTAGGTACCGATACTACTGGTAACTATGTGTTGTCAGTTGCAGACTCAGGCGGCGGCAATATTACAGTTACTAATGGTGTAGCAGAGGGTGGTGCAGTAACACTTAATACCGCACAAGATATCGCTACAGGTGATTCACCAACATTTGTTGGTTTAACACTTACTGGCGACTTAACTGTTGGTGGTACAACAACTACAGTTAACTCAACTGTTGTTTCAATTGCAGACGCAATGATTCAGTTAGCATCAGGTAACTCATCCGCGACAGCCGCTTACATTGGTATGCAGGCAGAGCGCGGTAGCGGCTCGTTCGGAGATCCAGATGCATACTTTGTTTGGGAAGAATCATCAGATCGTTGGAGAGCAACAACTTCACCAGATGGTACAAATCACACAGATGCAAATATGCAATGTGGTACACTAAATGGTACAGCAACAGCCGCTCTATATTCTGACTTAGCAGAACGCTATTCATCAGATGCAGTATACGAAGCCGGCACAGTTGTTAGTTTTGGTGGCGCAAACGAAGTTACACAAAGTACAGAAATGTATGATACTCGTGTAGCAGGCGTTGTTTCTACTAATCCAGCACATTTAATGAATGCCGAAGCAGGCACAAACGAAACTCATCCAGCAATCGCACTAAGCGGTCGCGTTCCAGTAAAAGTTATGGGTACAGTACGCAAGGGCGACCTAATGGTAACATCAGCACAAACTGGTGTAGCAATGGCCGCAGACGAGCGTGTAACAGGAGCAATCATTGGTAAGGCTATTGAAGCACATACTGGTGAAGGTATTGGTGTTATTGAAGTTCTAATTGCAATGATGTAATTTATACTTTTAACATATAGATTATAAAGAGGGCTATTAGCCCTCTTTATTTTTGAGTTTAATAATAGTTAAAGGTTCATTCGGATCATATTCGTACATTGTATTAAATGCTTTAATCCAAAGATCAAATTCTTTTTGTTGTTCAAGTGCTTCATGGTATAT